GTCAGGATTTACAGCAACTAGCAAAAGGCACTTCTAACGCCAAGTCTGTAACTGCTTCGTTTTGGGTTCGGTCCACGAAAACAGGAACATATATTCTCGGACTTTTTGATGACGATAACAACAGAGACATTTCAAAAACATACAGCATTTCTTCGGCTGACACTTGGGAATATAAAACAATCACTTTTGAAGGTGATACTACAGGAGCATTGGATAACGACAACAATTCTTCTTTTACCTTGCGTTGGAATCTTGGCGCAGGAACAAGTTATACTTCAGGCACATTAGCTACTTCTTGGGAAGCAGGTGTCACCGCAAATCAAGCAGTAGGACAAGTTAACTTTTTTGATAGCACTAGCAATGACTTCTACATCACAGGCGTAAAATTAGAGGTTGGCAGTGTGGCCACAGAGTTTGATCACAGAAGTTATGGTGAAGAGCTTGCGCTTTGTCAGAGGTATTATTACAGTTCTGATGAAGCCGACAGTTATATGGTCGCTTTTGATGTCACAAGTGGTCAAGGTTACTACGGCGTAATAATGCTTCAGCCTACAATGAGAACAGCGCCTACAATAACTTTAAGCAATGAGTCCCACAATAATTTTGACGGTTTGAATGTTTTTAGAAATTACCCAACAAGATTTGGCTGGTATGACACTGCTACAGGGTCAGGCAGGGGCTTATGGCAATTCGAGTGGGTTGCGGATGCGGAGCTATAACAATGAACAACATTAATATTACATCAGTACAATATGTACAATCAGAGTTCGATACAAGTCCAACGTCTGTAAAGGCTGTTATTGAAGGGTCAACAGTATTCGTTCCCCTAGACCCAGCCAACCGCCACTACGCCGAAATCATGCGCCAAGTTGAAGCAGGCACTCTAACTATCGCTGACGCTGAATAAAAAAAACATGTTATGCAAAATTATGATCACTATCTTGGAAACCCTCTACTAAAAAAATCTAATGTCCCTGTAGAGTGGACAAAGGAACAAATTCTTGAATATCAGAAGTGTATGGAAGAACCCCTACACTTTATTCAAAATTATATCAAAATTGTTTCTTTGGATGAAGGACTCATTCCATTCAAAATGTTCCCTTTTCAAAAGGACATGATTGGAACAATCCACAACAATCGTTTCACAATCTGTAAGATGCCTAGACAGAGTGGTAAGTCTACTACTCTGGTGTCTTATATTCTACACTATATTCTCTTCAATCCTAACATGAATGTTGCAATCCTAGCAAACAAGGCTTCGACTGCACGAGACATTCTTTCTCGTTTGCAACTTGCATACGAAAACCTTCCTAAGTGGTTACAACAAGGCGTTATGTCTTGGAACAAAGGTTCACTGGATTTAGAAAACGGTTCTCGTGTGGTTGCATCATCTACGTCCTCATCGGCGGTTCGTGGTGGTTCTTACAACATGATCTTCTTGGACGAATTTGCATTCGTTCCTACCAATGTTGCAGAGGACTTCTTTAGTTCTGTGTATCCTACAATCTCATCTGGTAAGTCTACAAAGGTTATTATTGTTTCTACACCAAATGGTATGAACTTGTTCTACAAACTTTGGGTGGATGCAGAGAACGAAAGAAACTCTTACAATGTTATTGATGTGCATTGGAGTGAAGTTCCTGGCCGTGATGAGAAATGGAAAGAAGAAACTATTGCAAACACCTCTAAGGAACAGTTCCAAAGAGAGTTTGAATGTGAGTTCTTAGGTTCTTCTAATACACTTATACACTCATCAAAGATTAAGTCTATGGCCTTCTTTAATCCTATTCAGTCAAATGCTGGATTGGATATGTATGAAAAACCGAAAGAAGGACATACATACACACTTGTAGCCGATGTGTCAAGAGGAACAAACAATGACTATTCTGCATTTATTGTGTTTGATGTTTCTACGGTTCCCTATACAATTGTTGCAAAATACCGTAACAATGAAATCAAACCTTTACTTTTTCCAAACGTCATTCACGATGTAGCCTCTGCATACAACCAAGCATATACACTCATAGAGGTAAATGATATAGGTGAACAGGTTGCAACTTCTCTACAGTTTGACTTGGAGTATGAGAACCTAATAATGGCAAGTATGCGTGGTCGTGCGGGTCAAGTCGTTGGCGGTGGTTTTAGTGGTGGAAAAGCACAACTTGGGGTAAGGACAACTAAAGCGGTTAAAAAGATGGGATGTTCAAATCTCAAACAAATCATTGAAACTGACAAACTAATTATCAATGATTATGACTTGATTAACGAATTCTCTACCTTTATTCTCAAAGGACAATCCTATGAGGCTGAGGAAGGACACACAGATGACCTTGCAATGTGTTGTGTTATCTTTGCATGGTTAGTACAACAAACATATTTTAAAGAGTTGACAGATGATGACATTCGTGCTAGAATGTTTGCAGAACAACAAAATCAACTAGAACAAGACATGGCACCATTCGGATTTATTGATGATGGTGTGAGTGATTATGGTGAAACCGTAGTCGATGAGTATGGAACTCGTTGGGCTCCAGTGGTTCGTGCCCATGATACTGATTGGTAGAAATCATTAAAATCCTACATAATATCAATAATATCGTTTTCTAATTTAAGGAAGCAGTTTGCACAAACGACTTTGGATTGATTGATTAACCCTACAACTTCTGTTCTAGATTCCTCATTCAATCCTTTTCTTTTTGTTAGTTTACGAATTTCCCTCTCGTGAGGGTAGAATTGGAGACAGGCGGTTTCAGACTCCCCACAGTAAACACAGGTTTTATTACCAAGATATTCATTAATCCATATCTTACGAGCCCTGTAATTTCTTTGGGAAACCTTCTTTATGGTTTCTTTGTATTTCTGATAATGCTCCGACATATTATTATTTATGTGTTGCCTAACCTATAAAAAATAAATGAAAAGAAGGTTTTTTATAAATATTCGTGTAAGTTTGGAAAACTTAATAATGAATCCATAAAGGAGAAACAGAAATGGCATTTCAAGTATCCCCTGGCGTGCAAGTCAATGAGGTTGATCTTACTAATGTTGTTCCTGCTGTTGCTACATCAATCGGTGCGATTGCTGGCCACTTTACTACTGGCCCAGTATCACAAATCGCCGCAATTGGTTCAGAGCAAGAGTTGGTAGCAATTTTTGGTAAACCAACATCAGACAACTATGAAACATGGTTTACAGCCGCCAACTTCTTGCAATACAGTAATGCATTGCGTGTTGTTCGTGCCGACATGGCAGGATCAAAGAACGCAACAGCAGACGGCACTGGATTGCAAATTAACAATGATGATGTATATAATGCAAATTATGCTGGTGGACAGGGTTCTGTAGGTGAGTGGGCTGCAAAGTTCCCAGGCGCTTATGGTAACGCTCTCGCAGTATCAATTTGTTCAAACGCAACTGCATATGAACAAACTGCTTCATCTACAGTAGATAGTGCTCATATCGTAGGTGCAACAACCCTTGCAGTTACATCTGGTACAGACTTTAATGTTGGTGATATCATTTACCTTCAAGAAGCAGACGGACAACAGTATGAAGTTACTGCAATCGCAACTAACGACCTTACCATTCGTCAATTAGATGTTGCTAGTGGTGGTGGACTAAAATCTGCAATGGCTGGTGGCGAAGCAATTCGCAGACGTTGGAGATTCTACGACTTGTTTGATGGTGCTCCTGGCACATCAACATGGGCCGCAGACAAAAATATCTCAGCAGATGAAATGCACATTGTAGTGTATGACGCAACTGGTGGTATCACTGGTTACGACAACGATCTCGCTGGACAAAGAGGAACATCTGTAATCGAAACATATGGTTTCGTATCACAAGCTGCCTCTGCAAGAACCGCACAAGGTGGTTCAAACTTCTATCCAAATGTAGTCAATACTGGTTCCAGTTATGTTCGTTGGATGGATCACGATGCAACCTTGACAAATGCTGGAACAGACGTTACATCTGGTAGTTCTTATGCATCTACTGCTGGTAAAGCTGGTGTTCTTACAGACACACTAACTGGTGGTACAGATGGTACTGCAAGTCCACTTGCCGCTACAG